CCGGTTCTTCGAGAAGTTCAGTTCTTCTCTGCTGAAGATGTTGATCAGCGCGGTCAGCGTGTTGATCATCTTCTGGCCGCGCCCAAACTTGTCGGGGTCGTTGAAGAAGGCCCGGTCGATCACGCCGCTGAGGTCGTTCTCCTCGGCGATGCGGGCGATGATCGTGTCCATCCCCTCGCCGATGTTCTTGGACCCGCGCAGGGCCTTCATGTCATCGAAGGAAGCGCCGGGCGGCACCTCGATCAGCGCGTCGGGCTGGCCAGCACGGTCGGAGACGTATTTCACGAAGAGGAGGGTGAGGATGTAGTCCTTGTAGAGCGAGGCATCCATGCCGCCGCGAAGCTGGTCGCAGCTTTCCCAAAGGGATCGGTAGATGTCGCTCTTCTTGATAGCCATGGATTGCTCCCGCTCGAATTCTTTCTTGTTTCCCGATTGATACGGGTTTTCCCGCGATAATGACAGCCGAAGGCTGAACAGGAACAGCACTATGTTTGCGCTAGAAGCCGACTGAATTGGAAAGACAAAGATACCCGTTCGCTGATCAGGGCTTCGACAACGGCGACTGCTGGAAGTGCAGCCACGGTTTCACCCTCGGCATGGCCGCCGTCACGTCGACCTCCCGCAGCATACCGCCCGCAATCAGCCCGTCCCGAACCCAGCCCAGCGCCTGGCACCAGTCGTCATAGCCGCGCCGAGCGGCTTCGATCTGCTGCGGATGCGGCGAGAAGGTGACCGGGCAGGCCAGGATGTCGATGGTCTTCCAAGTGGCGCGCGCGCCCGGGCCGCGCACGCGGATGCGTTCGGTACCCACGACGATGGCGCCCGCATGCGTGCCGTGCTGGTTCTGCTTGACGATGGTCGGCACACAGCGCGGGACGGCGCCGGGCATCCAGTCCGGGGTCAGCCCCGCGCGGGCCAGTTCGGCGACGCGGATCGCCATGCGCTTGCCGCCGAGGCTGTCGGGGATCCCGGCGACGGTGGCGGCGATCACCTCGGCATCCTCGTGGGTGTAGCCGCCGATCTTGTGCTGACCGCCGTCGATCTTGCAGCCCAGCGCGGCGCGCTGCAGCAGAACGTATTCCAGGCCAAAGCCAAAACCTTCCTCGGTAATGTCCGGGGCCAGGGGCAGTTCCAGCTGCGCCTGTTCGATCCGGAATGCCCATTCCAGCGCCGCCTGCACGCCCAGCGCGCGCTTGATCCTGGTGCCGCTGACGCGGCCGTGGAAACTCATGCCTGCAATCCTTCAAGGAAATCCATCTGCGCCGGGCGCTGGGCTTGGTCCGTCGGCCGCCAGATCCACGGGCCGGAGGCCATGGGCAGCTGCGAGAGAGCGCCACGCATGTGCTGCTGCCAGAGGGTGAACTCCGTTGCCGAGCAGGCGCAGAGCGCGTGCCCGATGGGCCAGCCCATCAGCCATCCGACGAAGAGCGGGTTCAGCTGCCGCCGCGACCGGCCCTTCAGGATCCGCCGCGAGGTGACGCGCCCATGCGAGGCAATCATCGAAGCGCAAAGCGGGCGCGAGATCGGGGCGTGCGGCGAGGACCGCCGCCCATCCGGCGAGGTCGCCGGGGCCGGGCGGGTGAAGCCCTGCTCCGCCCGGTAGTGCAGCAAGTCCATCCGGGACTTGCCGTCGGTGCGGGTGATGCTGGCTTCCGAACTGCCCTTCCAGTTCTGTGCCGCGGGGGTCGGCCAGTGGTTCGGCAGGGCCTTCGCGATGCCCAGCGCAAGCGCCTCGGCCTTCCGGGTAAAGTCGCTGTTGCCGGCCGGGTTGTAGCGGCCGGTGCCGGGATGCAGGCTCATCGGTGTGGGCCAGGATGAAGATCCGCAGCCGCTCATGCGGCGCGCCGACCTCCGCCGCCGAGAAGAGGCCCGCCGCAGGCGTGTAGCCCAATCCCCAAAGCTCTCGCAGGACGGTCTCGAGGCCGAGGGTGAGGTGCCCGGCGACGTTTTCGAGGAAGACCCATTCGGGGCGGCATTCGCCGATGACCCGGGCAACGTCGGGCCAGAGGTGGCTGTGATCGTCGGCGCCACCGCGCTTTCCGGCCGCGCTGAAGGGCTGGCAAGGGTATCCGGCGAGGATGGCATCGAACGCCCCTCGGAAGGGGCGTGCGTTGAAGCTGCGCAGGTCGGTCCAGATCGGGCCCGGGGCGAAATACCCCGCGCGCTGGGCTGCGATGAGGACGGTGCTCGGCCAGTCCTCCCACTCGACGAAGGCGCGGGTGTGATAGTCGGGCTCTGCGAGCATGAGGCCCAGATCAAGGCCTCCGCCGCCTGAGCAGAGGGACAATCCGTGCCGGGGACGTGACACCATGCCATTCACCGCACCCCGCGCTCGCGCAGGCGTTCCGGCGTGACCAGCCCCCGGGCCAGCATGGCATCGCGCATCGTGTTGCTGATCGCGCTGACCGGCAGGTAGCGGTCGGAATTGACCAGATCGGCGTAGAAGGCAGGCAGGTCGGTGATCGGCTTTGCAGCCGGGGCAGGGGCCGGGGCGGTCTTGAGCTTTCTGCGTTTGCGCCCGGCATCCTCGACCTTGCGCTGGGCTGCGCGCTGCATGGCCCGGTCCAGTGCCTTCGGCCCATCGGGCGGTTCGGGATGTTCCTCGCGGCTGGCCTCGGCCGCGGCGATGATCTCCGCCTCGGTCAGCCCCAGTTCGTCGCGCCAGCGCTGGACGTGCAGCCGGGGCGGCCAGCCTTGCCACCAGCCGGGCAGGGCGGCGGGGTCGAGGCCCAGCGCGTCCAGCAGGTCCCCGAAAACCGCATCGGAAATCGCCGCGCGCGCTTGCGCGCCCTCCTCCTCCTTTACTGGTTTACTTAGAGGTTCCCTTACAGGGTTAGTGTCCGGATTTCGGACACGGCTTTCGGGATTTTCCGGACACGGGTCGGCCGGAAAATCGGACACGGCTCCGGCACAACCCCCGTGTCCGAAATCCGGACACGGCAGGTCGTCGGCCATGACGTCGACATCACAACCATCGGCATCGTCGAGGCTTTCCGCGGCGCCGTCGTCCCCGTGTCCGATTTCCGGACACGGCACCACAGCCACAGGTGTGAACCCCGGCTCGAACCCCAGGATGTAGCGGGTGGGCAGCTGGCGCTTGGTGACAGGGTCGAGCCGCGGCACCCGCCGCAGCAGACCTACCGCCTCGAGTTGCCCAAGGTGATCGTTCAGCGTGGACCTGCTGATCTCGCAGTCATGCGCCAGCCGGTCCTGCGAAGGAAAGCAGCCGTAATCCGGGTTGAACCGGTCGCACAGATGCCAGAGCACGATCTTGGTCGTGGGCTTCAACCCGCGCTGCTTGATGGCCCAGTTGGTGGCCTCGTGGCTCATGGCGCGGGCCTCCGCGGGGCAGGGGCGATGCGCGAGGTGAAGCCGCGATCGGCCAGCGCGCCCAGCGCGTCGTCGAGGCTGCGGACCAGCGCCCAGCCGAATCCCTGCGCCAGAACACCATCGCGGAACGCCTCCTGTTCCGGCCGCAGCCGCCCCTTCGCTGCTTTCAGTTCGAGGAACAGGACACGGCCGTCGCAGAGGACCATCAGGTCGGCGAACCCGGCATGGACGCCCATGCCGACCAGGATCGCCTGGCGCTTGGCCCCACGGGGTCCGGCCTCTGTCACCTCGTTGGCGCAGTGATGGATGATGGCGGTGCGGGGCAGGGCGATCCGCAGCGCCTGCACGACGGCGCGCTGCAGATCGGCCTCGGGGGTGCCACGGCGCATCATCGCGCGGCCCTCCCCTGGTCTTCGCGCTGGGCGCGGGCGATGGGCCGCCGCGCATCGACGACGACCAGCAGGCGCTGGGCATCAGCCCGCTCGCCAGGCGTCTCGCCATGCTGGGCAAGCACGTTACAGGCGAGCCGGATCAGGAGATCGCTGTGATGCGCGACATCGGCCATGACGGCGCGCGCCTCGGCCACGCGGTCGGCGGGCCAGGCGGATGTGCGGGGCTGGATGGTCATGACCGCCCCCGCGTCTTGCGCACCGGATGGGCCTGTTCCTGCGCGCGGATCCATTCCTGAATGGCGGCGCGGCGATAGAAAGTCTTTCGACCTATGCGTGTGCAGGGGGGGCCCTGGCGGCGGGCTTCCCACCGGGACAGCGTGTCGGCCGTCAGGCCCAGCGCCCGGGCCAGCTGCTCGCGGCTGATCCAGTCGGCCAGCAGGTCGGGGATGTCCTCGTCAAGATCGGTCTGAATGTCCTTCATGGGCTGCTCCATCTGCGCTGCACCCCTCTTGCGGGGGTCAATCCAGCGAAGCAGAGCGTGAGGACCGGAAGACAGGCGGAAGGTGGAATTGCGGACCGCCGCCCTATTCCGGCCCTTGTATCATTGGGTTCTATGCGATCTCGGGTAGCAAGGATCACCGCAGGAGGGCGCCTTCGCGACCATCATCCGAGCCGGTTCCGGGCGGCGATCCATGCGCCAGCGTCACCACTCTCTCTGGGGCGGGCGGATTGACCGTTGTTCGAACGGATTCAACGGTTCTGCCGTGGGCGGAACTGCCGGAATGGGTCGTTCCGGTCGCGTTCCGCAGGCGTTCGACGATATCCACAGAAACCCGCCGACGATGGTCGAAGCGCACGGGATACCTGTTGCAGACTCGCCCATCGGCTGAGTAGATTCGCTGTCGAGCAGTCCATAAGAATCGAAAAGACGAACGCAGTCGGATGCGCACGCCGGTCACGGTGTGCCTCTGGCGTACAGGCAGTTTTCCTCGACGACGTGCTCTGAACCCTGGGTCAGCCCACGTGCTCGGCACGGCGGGTCATTTGTAACCTGCATGCCGACGGCCCTGGCCGAAGGATGCTGCATGTCTGAAAGGAGTTTCCCGATGCCACTGCCGCCTGTCGCATTCTTCTCGATCTACGAAATCGCCGTGCGCTGGGGTTGCCCCCCGGCCGACGTGGCGGGCTGGGCGGCGGCAGGGCATCTGCATGTGGTGGCGGGCATTCCTCCCGTCCTCTGCGGTGACGAGACGGTGGCCGGGATGGTCCAGGTGCCGATGGCGGAACTGATGGGGATGTTCCGGCGGATGGGGCCGAGCGACGAACAGGCGAGGCTCAGGCGGGTCATGCCGCTCGGCAGCAAGACCTGGCTCAAGATCACCGATCCGGCAGAAGGGGTGCTGGTCCGGTCTTCCGACCTGCTGCTGGATTCCGGAACGCTGCAGGCCTTCGAGGAGGAGCGCGATCTGCTGCGACGCCCGGCTTCCACCATCGGGGCCAGCCCGCGCTACGATTGGGATGCGATGTACGCGTGGCTGACATGGTTCTTGTTCGAAAAGGGCGTCCCCGACACCCAGACCGCGCTGGTCACGCTGGTGCAGGACTGGTTCGTGCAGAACTCGAAATCGGGCGAGGTGCCGGATGAAAGCACCATCCGCAAGCGGCTGTCCTCGCTCTGGCGCAGGTTGCGCGGCGAGGATGCCGCGTGAGCGTCAGGCCGATTTCGGCAGGTCGGTCCCATCCTGCGCCGCGTCATGCACAAGGCGCGGCCGCGGGCGCAGGAGGCTGGCCACCGTGTCGACGCCCGCACGCAGGGGGGAATCCATCAGGTGCGCGTAGCGCTGCGTGGTCTGCATCTGGCTGTGGCCCAGAAGCTTGCCGATCATTTCAAGCGATGCGCCGCCGCTGACCAAGAGCGAGGCGAAGGTGTGGCGCAGGTCATGGATGCGGACGTCGGCCAGCCCGGCGTCCTTCTGCACCTTGGCCCAGAATCGACGGATTTCCCGCACCGGCTGGCCGACAGTGTCACCGGGGAAGAGCCACGGGTTCCCGCGCGGCACCGCCTGCTGGCGCAGCCGCACGATGGCCGCGACGTCCTGCGAGATTGGGACGCGGTGGATCTTGCGCTGCTTGGTGGTCGAGGCGGGTTTCGACCAGATGGCATAGTCGAGGTTGAACTGTTCGAACCGCGCCGTCCGAACCTCGCCCACCCGGGCGCCGGTCAACATGCACATGCGGATGATCGCCGCGGCGCGCTGATCCTCGGCGGCATCCAGCACGGCCGCCAGCCGGGTAAGCTCTTCGGGCGACAGGAAGCGCTCGCGGGCGTGTTCGATGCGCCGATGGAACCCCTGCGCGGGGTTGTCCGTCCGCCATTCCCATTCCACCGCCAGCGTGAACATCTTGCGAAGAACTTCACCCATGCGGTTGGCGCGGATCGGGGTGGGTTTGTGGCCCTGCAGCTTGCGCGCCCGGTTGTTCGGCTTCGCCTTGCAGGGGCGGGGGCGGCCCTCGGCCACGAAATCGAGGAACTTCGCGACGTCAGACTTGGTGATCTCCGTCACCAGCCGGTTGCCCCAGGCCGGTTCGACCATCTTTTTCAGCATCGAGACCTGGTCGCCCGCATTGGTCTTGGCCAGTTTCGGCAGGTGCTCGGCGATGTAGCGGTCGATCATGTCGGTGATGCGCGGGGCCCCGCGCCATTCATCCCGCGCCGCCAGAGGATCCTGCCCCTCGTCGATGGCGCGGCGCAGTTCCTTGGCGCGTTCGCGCGCGGCCGTGACGCTCCACTCCGGCCACCGCCCGATGGTCATCCGCCGCTGCCGCCCGGCATACCGGTAGTCGATGGTGAAGGTCCGCGCGCCCGAGGCCTGCACCCGGGCTGCGAAACCGATCACCTCCGTGTCGAAGATCTGGTAGCTGACACCGGGCTTCGGCTCCGCCTCGCGCAGGGTTTTCTCATTCAGTTTCAGTCTCTTGACCATCCATCCCGCCTCCTTGCCAGACGACACAGGCGTAGACCCGCGCCACTATCAAGTCGGACCACGGGGCAGGGACCGGAATACAGGCGGAAGGTGGAACTGGGGGGCCAGGGTTAATTCCGGACCGGAAGAACAAGGGGGCGGGCGAACTGGCGCGGCGCGCGGTGTGGGCAGTAGACGGACGCATGCCACCAAACGTAGCGTTGCTACCACATAAGGATATGAAGGATGTTTCGCCGAAGGGGTAGTTGTGGGTCTGATGGTCGATTGCCGCCAGACGTCAGCTCGCCAATGCGTCTGCGTGGTTTCCGCGAAGCGGCCGTTCATGGCTAGCGCAGCAAGATCTGGAGCCAACATCGCCGTTGAATACATCAACCCAAAGCTACACCACGCCCCGGTACAGCAGCATGCTTGTCGGCTGGAGAACTGAGAGATGCGTGCTTTGTGTCTTAACGGCGTTGTTTTCTTCAGGGATAAGGGGCACATAATGCTGACCAGGACAAGAACGCGTGCGAGGGGTCGAGATGCATAAACATGATCCAGCTCGTCAGATCAGCTTTATTCAACAAGCCCTTTCGCAGAACCGAAAACCGATCGGTTTCTTCCTCGGTGCAGGTTGCCCCTTGTCGATCCGCGTCAATCACCGCGAGGAGGGCGGGATCCCTGTTTCCGACCCGCTGATCTGGGATGTTGCCGGATTGACGAAGGTAATCGCCAAGACCCTGTCGAGTGGCGACCCCGAAAATCCAAATAGCTGGGACAAGATCGTTCAAATCGTCAAAGACGATGGCGGCAACAGCGCCAACATTGAGCTCCTGCTCAGCCGAATTCGCGTGTTCGCGAGCGTTGCCGGCAGCGGGAATGTGCGCGGTCTTACACAGGTCGAGCTCAGTGCGCTTGATGCTGAGGTCTGCAAGGTGATCTCGCTTGAGGTCACTCGCTCCCTGCCGACCAAGGACACCCCTTATCATAATCTCGCGATCTGGAGCCGTTCGATCCGCCGCGAGCGACCCGTTCATCTCTTCACTACCAACTATGACCTGCTAATGGAGCAGGCGCTTGAGGAGAGTTTCGCGCCGTATTTTGACGGCTTCATTGGTGCACGAAAGGCGTTCTTCGATTTGGGCGCAGTCGAGGATGAGGGTCTGTTACCTCCGCGGTGGACCCGACTCTGGAAGATCCATGGCTCGCTGAACTGGCGGCTGGAAAATGAAACCGACGTTGTTCGAACCGATGAAAAGACTGACAAGCAGAGCTATCTGATCTATCCGTCGCACCTCAAGTATGACCAAAGCCGAAAGATGCCCTATTTGGCGATGCTTGACCGCTTGAAAGCTTTCCTTCTCGCCCCATCGTCGCTGCTGTTCATTTGCGGCTACTCCTTCGCTGACGAGCATATCAACGACGTAATCTGCCGGAGCCTCGAAGCCAATCCAACCGCGCATGTTTTTGCATGCGTTTTTGGCGAACTTGAGTCATGCAACTACAAACTCGCTCGCCAGTGCGCGCTGTCGACACCAAATCTCAGCTTGCTGGGTTTCGACAAAGCTATCATCGGTCGCACATTGGGTAGTTGGACTGCCGACGGGGCAGATGACCTTTTGCTGCCAGCCAGCATTTTCGAGAGAGATGGCGACACTGTGACCCTGCGGCTCGGGGATTTCGCGGCACTCGGCGCGTTGTTGCGTGGGCTCGCCGGTAACGGAATGAGCGATGATGCGACTTGATCTCGCGGATCGGGCAACCGTCATCGGAACGGTTCAAGACGTCAGCGGCACGTCAGTCAGCGTGACCCTGACCTCGGACCGTTTCTCGGGCCTCAGCTTCGTGCACGGCCAAGGCCATAAAATAGGCCAGATTGGCAGCTTCGTCAAAATCCCGATCGGCTATGTCGATCTCTACGGGATCGTCTCGCAGGTCGGTGCCAGTGCGGTGCCGGAAAAGGCGGCGCTGTCCATGCCCAACGGGCTGCGCTGGATGACAGTTCAGTTGATCGGCGAAGGCTATCGGACTGGCAGATTTCAACGCGGAATCTCGCAATACCCGACCTTTGAGGATGAGGTTCATCTTGTCTCCGAGGCCGACCTCCAGGCGATCTATGGACGGTCGGACAAGCAAAACCATCTAGTCCGCGTAGGCTACGTGGCAGGAAGCGAATCGATCGACGCGCTGGTCGACGTGAATAAGCTCGTCACCCGCCATAGCGCTGTCGTCGGAACGACCGGCTCGGGCAAGTCGACGACGGTAGCTGGACTCCTCAACGTCCTGTCAGATGAGAGCCGGTTCCCATCCGCGCGGATTGTCGTCCTCGACCTTCACGGGGAATATGGCAAAGCGCTTGGCGATCGTGCGAACATATTCAAGATCAGCCCAGATGCCCGCAACGTCAATGAGCACCGCCTGTGCATCCCTTTCTGGGCTCTGAGCTTCGATGAACTCATGCGGGTGACTTTCGGAAGCCTTCCACCCGATGGAAAAGCGCGCAACATCATCCTTGAGCAGGTTCTCGAGGCCAAGATGGAAAGCCTAGCGGCGCAGCCGATCGCCGGTGTCGAACCTGCTAGCATCACCGCAGATAGCCCGGTGCCCTTCTCGCTCAATAAGCTCTGGTATGACCTCTACTGCCGCGAGTTTGGAACCTACCTAAGCGCCGGTGGCGCGAACCCATCAGATCCTGCGACTTGGGCTTTTGAATGCGATCCTTCGGGCAAGAAGATCGTGGGGGATGCCCAAAGTGCGGTCCCTCCGCGATTTCGCAAGGTCAAGAATGTCGCCTCCGATGCGGAGAAGATCAATTGGCTCCCAGACGTCCTCAACATCAGGGGACCGCTTGAGGCGCTCGGTGCCCGGCTTCGCGTCGCGCGCTACGACTTCCTGTTAAAGGCGGGAGACTGGCATCCCGAGCTCGACGGGACGACGACCAAGACGCTCGCCGACCTGGTCGGGCACTGGCTTGGCAGCGACAAGCCGATCACCATCCTCGATCTGTCCGGAATTCCCTCGACGGTGACGAACGACATAATCGGCAACATCTTGCGCGTCCTTTACGACGGTCTCTTCTGGGCGCGTAACCTCTCGGAAGGCGGGCGCGAACGCCCGCTGCTCGTCGTGATGGAAGAGGCGCACAGCTATCTTGGCGACAATGGCAGCAGCGCTGCCTCGATAGCGACCCAACGCATCGTCAAGGAAGGGCGCAAGTATGGGATCGGTGCAATGATCGTCAGCCAGCGTCCTGCCGAGATCAATCCGACGATCCTGTCACAATGCGGGACATTTTTTGCGATGCGCTTGAGTAATGCCACTGACCGCGCACATGTGACTAGTGCGCTCTCTGACAATCTTGAAGGTTTGACGAGCATGTTGCCGGTTCTGCGCACCGGTGAGGCCATCATTCTCGGTGAAGCGGTAAGGCTCCCAATGCGTACAATGATCCAGGCGCCTCCTCGCGATCGTCGTCCCGACAGTCAGGACCCACTGATCTGTGACGAAGCTGCGCCAGAGGATTCGATGACGCCAGGTGGTTGGAACCTGCGAACGCACTTTGCCGCGGACTATCGGTATTTTGTCGAAACTTGGCTCCAGCAGAACCCGGTGCCCACCCCTCCCAAGAAGGACTGACGCATATGGCCTGGCATGATTTCGCCCCCTTCACTTCGTCGAACATCGCCGCAATCCGCTACGATGAAGATCAGCTGCTACTTGAGGTCGAGTTTCACAACAGCACCCGCTATCATTACTATGAGGTACCGCCGCAGATTGCTTTGGCCTTCGAGCAGGCCGGATCGAAGGGGTCCTTCCTCGCGTCAACCATCAAGGGTCATTATCGCTACAGCCGGGTTTGACATGCCACTTGTCGGCCTTGATCAGAAAAACTCTCGCGTTCAGTTTGGTGCCTTCGAGGTCGACAACAAGATCTTGTTCGAGTTCTTCAACAAGGTTCCTGCAGCCGATCGGGACGAACAACTTCACAAAGCTCTTTATATTGGTGTCTTGGCGCTAATGGAGGACAGGCTCTCGAGCTTCCTTTCGAGGACCGCTAACGAGCTCGGCGCCGAGCTGGAAAGTCTAAAGCTCATTTTTGATATGAAGAAGGAGCTTTTCTATCGGTCTGCGGTCAAGGGCGTGCTCGCTGAAACCGAAATCGCCGATTTCCTATCCGAGTTTCTCAGTCGCCAGAAGATTGCTGACCGTATCGAACTTACCGGCGATCGTGCGGGTGCAATCCGTCGAAATAAGACGGGCGACATCGTCTGCCATCTGGCCGGTGACAGCGGCAAACGAATTGCGATCGAATGCAAGTTCGACAAGAGTATTCGCCTAGGGGACATCCAGACAAAAGATATTTTTACAAAGAAGGCCGACACGGCTTGGAGTCAACTTCTGGAGGCGCAAGCGAACCGCGACAGCCAGACTGGGATCATCGTTTTCGACGCATCACTCGTCGACAACAGCATCTTGGTTGCCGTGCAGGATCTGAAGTTCTTACCCGGTATCGGTCTCATCGTGATCATTGATTCCCAAAAGGGAGATTATCGCAACCTCGCCATTGCCTACATGCTCGCACGCGATATCGCACTTAACGCAAAGACGATCGAGCTCGACACAGATGTCCTCAAGATAATCGTTAATCGGCTTATCAAGGATGCGCGCGACATGGCGCTCGTGAAGCACCTTGTCACCGTCAACATCGATAACATGAAGCAGATCCTCGCACAGATCGAGAAAGGAATCCTCCTCGCCGAATTCAATCAGCGCTACCTCATTAAATTTCTCGCAGACGGGACGCTCTCTAAGGAGGACATGCTGGCTTTTTATTCGGGCGAGGAAGTCAAGGAACGCTTCCGCTTGGTGGAGCGGGAAATAGGAGATCTTTGCTCATAACGCGGAGAGATCGCCTTATCGCCACGCCCTCATTGGAGTTCCACTCTGATGGGCAGTCGGAGCAGCGATGTATTGCGGTTGGTAGCCTTTGTCTAATCGAGTTTGATGAGAGTCGCTTGTCAACGTCTGGTCAACCCGCAGAGGCGCCCCAAGCGCATGCCCATCCGCCCAAATCCGACGGACGACGTCGAGAGTCTGCAAAAGAATTGGCCATTTCAAAGGCTTGTTCGCTAAGTTGTTGAAACAACAAGAGGCATAAAAATCCACAGGTTCGGCTCATAACCTGAAGGTCGCAGGTTCAAATCCTGCCCCCGCAACCAAAATTATACGCGTTGTCAAACGCTTATGCGCCGCCCTCAGGGGCGGCGTTTGCGTTTGAACCACCCGTGGAAGCACTGTGGAAGCAAGAGGGCGCGAAGTCCTTCGTAATCATGCAAAATCTGCGACGACAGCGATCATGCAGCACCGGTATTGGCACGATGGCCAAACATCAGTTCAGAATGGCAGCCAGTCATCGTCGTCGGATGCCTCGACTTCGTTGTGCCGCTCCGAGGTTTCAATCACGACGCCACATCGCACTTCCAGGAGCAAGTCTCGCTCGTAGGTACTTCCATATCCCATATGAACGTATTCGAGTAACTCGCCTTGTGGGATACGTATCTGACCAGAGTACCATTGGGCGAAAACCTTGTCCGGAAACCCGGGAAAAATCATCGCCGTCGAGACCTTAGTTCCATCTTCGAGCCATCCCTCGAGGCCGGTCAGATACAGTCGGTCATCCACGATTTCCCAACTGCCGATGTACCGGCGCCATAGAGCGGTGCTGGAGCGCCGGAGACTCGGCCTGAGACCGCCTTTCGAAAAGTATTCTTCCAGCGGTTCGGTGCACATAAAGAGTTTCTCCCCCTTATAGAAAATTCTCTCAGGAGATTGGGCAGTCATCGTGCGCCTCCTTACTCGTATCGGAGTGATCAGTTCAGAACAGCGTTGCCCTCACGAAAACATGGGCATCGGCGGCATCACGCCAGCACGGAAACTGAAGCTGGCCGCGTGAATTCTAGGGATGCACCCCACTAAGAACGGGGAGATTACCGAGACTTGGACCCAAGAACCTTGGAGACGGCCGCATGTGCAAAGGCATTCGCAAGCGCCGTGATCAAACGAGAGCAGTGGTTGTGTCTTCGAACATCGGCCAGGTGCTGCCATAGTCGGACAACTGTGGTGCAGAGCATACTACAGTCAAGAAGCTTCCTGCCGGGTCCCGCTTAAGCCGAGTTATCGCTGCGTAGGTCGCTGCCATGTTTTCGGCACTCATTGCGGTCCCAAGATGCAACACTAGCATTCTAGCTTCCCAACCCTTGAAGCTGTGCAGAGTTGTCGCCTTTACGCTGGGGCGGCCTAGGTAAAAGGCCATCTTCCGCCTGTTCTGTTCGGCTCTGCTTTCCGCGAAAGTATGGGCGCAGGAAATACCCCACGGTTCTCGATCAAGTTCTTCAACTACCTGCCTTCCAACCTCGTGCGAACTTGACAAGAAGGTTATGTCAGCATTTGAGGCTCCGACACTAGGACCGGTAAGTTTCATCATCGCTAGGACAGCGTTGACGCAGCGGCTGACCACTTCCTGCTCATCGCACTGGACCCATTGCAGGTCGCAGCGTTCGATGCCGAGTTCGTTTTGCTTCGGCTGCGGAATGATGCGGGTTGCCGCTGGAAGGAATTTCTCGGCGAATTGTTGGCTGAGTGTCAGAAGCTTCGGTGGCAGACGATAGCATACATCAAGCTTTGCCCACTCTCCGGAGAAACCTGCTCCCGACATCGCCGCCTCGGTCCAACTGCCTGCCGAACCATAGACGTCTTGAGATGTGTCGGCGACCAGAACCATTTCACCATCTGAGCGTAGCGCACCCCTCAGGGCGTTCCACCAGAGTGGAAGATAGTCCTGCCCCTCATCGACAAGAATCGCATCGTATTTTTCCGACTCAGGAAGAACCTGTGTTGCGCGTTGCGCTAACTCTGGAACCTTCTGATTCAGGATGGGTGGCAGGATTGGGCGCAAACGCTTCGCCTCCTCGCGAGGCGGAAGATGCAGATTCTTGATCTTGGTGATCGGCGCCATGACCTCTGCGTATTCATCAGCAAAATTGGAATTCCAACAGACTTCGCCGCACCAATGATGGAAGTGGGTGAACGTCAGACGGCCAGGATTCGCTCCCCCCTTGCGCGCTCGAACTACCAGATCACGAAGGTAATGCCAGAGCGTCATGTTGTAGGTGACTATGAGAACATCTTTGCCTTCGTCGATCAGCCTAGCAGCGCGAGCCGCGAGGACGAGTGATTTGCCGGATCCAGCAGCACCGCGGATGCGACGATAGCCGCTAGTGGTCCGTCCCTCAGCAAAGCGACGTTGGTCGCGGTCCAGTTCCAAGGGGCGACGCTGTTCCTTTGAGAAATCGGGTTCGACCAGCCAACTGCGAAGGTCGTCAGCTAGTTCTGGTCTCATGCACGATTTGCCATCGCGCTTGAGCATTGGAAGCGCCGCATCGATTTGTCCTGCGGAAAGCTCCTCGCGCCCCAAGACGGGCCAAAACTCCGCACGCCGTTCGAGTTCATTGTCCTTCAGGAAGACCCTTTGTAGAGGAAGCACCTCGTCCGCACGGGCCATGGGGAAAATCAGGCCTGCATTGATCGCGCCAAAGCCGAACTTCTCTCGCAAGCGCGGGCAATAGACGTTGTATATCGCTTCCTTGTACCGGCGGATCTTGTCGAAAGGGTTCTCGACAGCAAAAGCCTGACCACTCTTCGGCTTCGCCATCAGCTCCTTGAAACTGCTGGGATGCTCTTTGACGTAGTAGTGCATGGCACTGAGGTTCCAGTCCTTCACCTCGTAAACGCCGATTCCGACTGTCGGATTCAGAATCACGAAATCTGGGCGCAATCCATTGAAGTGAGGCGCAATGTAGATTTCCCACGCTGGCGGCAGATGCTCGTCGAAGAAATCGAGAACAAGTTGCTCGCCAGTAGTCATGGGTTGGCGCAAGCGATCGTGTTCGCTACGGGGTGGCACGATGATTCGCATCTGTACTCCGCGATGTTACGAGTTGAGTTTGTGCAAACTCAGGTGTCACAAAGAGGGCGAACCCAACCATATGCCATCCATACTGCGCTCCGGATGGACGCCCAACCAAACCCTCCGTGCAAATCTCCAAACTGGAACGCATCCCAGCTTACGGATTAAGCAGGAAGGTAGGATCGGACTTGCACAGCGGAACACGCACATGAAGTCGGTGTTCTCGTGTTGGGGGTCCTGGACGGCGCTTCTCTTTCCCCGCTGGGTCATTCGAAAAGGCGCCCATCAGAACCCAAGTACACTCCATCCGACAGGTAAACTGGTTCGCCTTCGGTATGGTGCAGGTCATGGTAAAGTTCGCGCAGATCGCTGTAACCGCTGTCATGCGCACTGTCGAACGATCGACCAAGGTGGTCCTCCATCTGCTCTGCAAGCAGGCGCAGTGCTTCGATGAGTTGTTCCCGCGATCCCGCCAATGCGATCTCCCCGAACCGGCGGCCTTTGCCATCGATTTCAATGTTCACATCCTGTGCTCTGCCACCGAGGTTCTGCACGCCACGGCGCATCGCTTTAGTCAGCGCTTCCCGATCTCGAAACACTGGCGCTGCACCAAAGTCGCTCGCCGTGGCAGTCTTGATTGCGCCCCCGGGTTGCCCGCCACATGCGCCAAGAGTGAGGCGGAGCAGGGTATGCCCGTGTGCGACGGCAAAGTATTGTTCGCGCGCAAAGGCGAATTTCGTGGACTGGTGGATGGTGGCAGGCATGCTTGGTCCTTTCGACGAAAATATCATGAGATGAGCCCGCCGCGGTGCAGTTGGTCGGCCAGTCGCCAAACAAAAGCGGATCCGCGGATCCTGCAGAGGTCAGATGTGTCTCGTATCTCGCAGGCGAGACGTTCGGCTGGAGGGCCGTGAACGACCGTTCCGTTTGTGGTAGCAGGTCACGATCGTGCCACAGGGATCCACGATGGCCCGCACCTTAGTGGCGGCGGTGATCGTCTGTGGGTCGTACCCGCTGTTGACGAGGAACCGAGCCGCCTGTTCCGAAAGGATATACTCTTCGCAGTCGTTCTGGGCTTTCGCCGGAGTCCCATGCAGGATCACTAGGTCTAGGATCGCGCGCCGTATACCTCGCTGGGCCATACGAGTTGCTGCATGTGTGCTGACCATGAGCACTTCGTTCTCGCAAATCGACGTCACGACCAAGTCTCCTCGAACTGCTTTCTCAGTTGGGCGCGGTGATGTTGAAGTGCCTCGAACCGGCGATAGACCGGATCCTGAAACGGCAGGACAAAAGCCATCGTGCCATCCTCAGTTCTGGCGGCTTTCATGCGCTGGTACTCGACCAGGGTGTCCTCGTTGATGTGCCGATCTTCCCGACTGGGGTTCACCCAGCTCTGGATTCGATCATCATCGGTGTAGCGATCGGGATACCAACCTTCCTCATGGCAGTGTTGGGTGACAAGGGCATCGTATTCTTCTGCCAGTCCCGGGTGGCGTGCGGCATAGAATTCCCGCCAGGCCTTCAGCTTCTTCAGCCCAGCCGCCCTCTGCCCTTCAATCCGCGCCTCATGTGCTTGGCGGAGGGCATTCGCAAGACCTTCGACCGAGGCACCTTCCTTGCGCTCCTTAACTTCCTGAAGGACAGAGGAAAGCCGAATGCGCCCTTTGACGATTGCTTCAACCAACGTCCCGTCGTCGCCAGTGATCTTGGCGAGGAGCTCCGTGTCGGTGATATAGCCCGCCGCCCCTGGAACATCTCCGGGCGCAGCGCCGACATACCATTCGGCGCTGACGTACTCCGAGGCTTGAGCGGACAGTCGCTGAACAGCGGTGTCGAACAGGTTGCGAGGGTCGAGGTTGTGGTCCCGCGACTTGAGGCCGAAGCACTTTCTCAATTGGCTGGCCTGCCGGTCGATCCAGTCGCTTTGCGTCTGTGTACTGGGGCGGCCATTCATCCTGGCTTCCCGGTCAAGTGCGTCGTCTTGATCAGGCACCTTGAGAGCATGTGCCGCCAGGATCGCAAATAGAACGGGTGCCAGTTCCATGATCTGCTTCTGGCTGACCCCATAGCGCACGCGCATCAGTTCGTAGGCGTTATGGGAAGCCGTAGACACATGCGCCTGGATTGAAACCTCTCCCAAGCCAATGTCGGCAAAGAACGGATCGAAATCCTGAGGTTTACAGTTAAGAGCGCGTGCGAGCGCCTCTAGGTCCTTGGCCTTGGGCGGGTTGTCCCCAGCAAGCCAGCGACTGACGGTGCGCTTGTGCCTCGGGCATCCCTGCTTCTTGAGGTCTGCAACGAGCTCGTCGCGCGTCTTGCCCTCTTCCTTGAGTTTCTTCTTGAGAAGTTCTGCCTTGAACGCCATCTGTGCCTCCCTTGAGCCCACGACATCAAGGTAGGTGCCATTTTGTGATATGTCGATTTGGCATTTTTTGTCACCGCTCGCCGTCATGGGGTCGAAAATGCGGCAGACTTGGGCCCCGGTTCGGCGTATGGTGACAAAATGGGTGCCATTTGGCTTTGGCGAACACGGATCGCGCGCCGACACCACCAATTCAGTCGTTGCAGGTCAGCTTTCGAGAAGGTGGTCTTCAGGTACAGCGGCGTGAGTCCCGAACTTTCGTGTATGCGGTTGAAATACCGACACAAAACGCATTGACAAACCTGCTCCCCTTGACGCAAGCTTCAATCATCGCAGAGGTGCGCCCGGAGAGAGATCTCGCGGGCGCTTTTTCGTTTCCAGCTTTGGGCAAGAACGGCGCCACCCATCGTTAGATCTCCCGCGCGAACCAGCGTATGCGGCCGATTATACGGATCTCATCTGCCGTGCGCTCGTAAGCGGGGTAGAGCGGGTTGTCCGAGATCACCCGAACGGCGGGCGGATCGCTGTTGGGGATATGCTCGAGGCGCTTGGCGACCAGGCCCATGCCGTCGTCGAGAACGAAGATGCCGGGCGGGCTGGGGAACTGGCGCGTCATGTCGACCAGCACGGCGTCGCCGTCCTGCAGCGTGGGGACCATGCTGTCGCCTTCGACATGCATGATCCGGAGCTGTGACGGGCTGGCCTTCAGCTTGTGGCGGATCCACGACTGGCGGAAGTGGTAGGCGCGGCCGGGCGTGTCGCCATCCTCGGTCACCATGGCGCCGCCGCCCATTGCGGGGCGGGGCGTGGCATGCGCGATCGCCACGAAGGTATCTTCGGGGTTCTCGGTGAAGGGGGAGGGGCCCTCTATCTCGCCGATGCCGTGGATCAGCCATTCCCGGTCTACCTTCAACACGCGGGCGACGTCGGCCAGCCGGTCGATGCTGGGGCGCGAGGAGCGCCCGCGCAGGATGTCATAGACGAAGGATCGGTTGACCCCGGCCATCTCCGCGACATGAGCCGGTGCGAGGCCGAGCTGGTCGGAGCGGGCCCGCAGACGGTCGGCCAGGGTGTGATGTTCGGTCATCTTTTCCCCAAGGGGCTGTGGATAGAGTGGGATATGACAGGATTGAGTTGGGATCGTCAAGCGGCTAGAACAAAAGCCAAACAGATTGCATTGGAATCGGGGGCCCGGATGGAGATCGAGAAGGCGTATTTCACCCTGCCGGAAGTCCTCGCCCGGTGGTCGATGCCTGAGGTCGATCTGGTCTATCTGGCCGAGAACGACCAGCTGCGGCTGTCGGTCCGCATCCTCAACCTGCCCATCGAGTTCGGCGACTACGAGGAAACTGACGATGGCCGCTGCTACTCGATCCCAACTGAGCGGTCCTTGTTCAATGGGCTGCTGGACCTGCACGTCCAGGACGTCTTCCAGCTTTTTCGCAAGGGTGAGGTCAGCATCACCCGCTTCCGGACCGCAAAGGCGGACTATGCCTGTTTCTACGGCTCACGCGAGAGCCTGACGATCCGCAAGCCAGACTTGATGCTAAGGCGCGAAGAACGTGATCGTTTCGAGGCAGCGACAGGCTTCGGCGGTGCCTCGGGCATGAAGCCAGCGGGCGGGTTTCACGCCTCTGCCGACTATCAGAGCGTCCGCTGCCATGGCCGGGAGTTCCGGCTGGGTCCGATCCAGGCACAGGTCGTGCGGATCCTGCATGCGGCGGCCAAGCAGGGCGATCCGTGGCAGAGCGGCAAGGCAGTGCTTTCGCAGGCGGGGTCGCGCAGCCTCAAGATGGCCGACGTCTTCAAGTCCAAGAAGGACTGGCCGCTGCTCATCGAGTCGAACGGCCGTGGGGCCTATCGCCTCGCTGGCCTCTGAGTCGGACCCTCCGCGCGTCCCTGTTTGCTTCCCGCTGTGGGATGCACCGGGGGATGGAGGGGGATGGCGATCCCACCGTCATACGTTTCACCCCATGATTGAAACGGTCCCGCTGATCCCCCGCCGTATCCCACTCTGATCCCGACGACATCCTCGCATCGCACCGTGCATCTTCCTCCCAACGACACACCGGGAGAGGACGATGCAGACCAGAACCTGCCTGAACCAGACTGAACTTGCCGCGCGCTGGACGATTTCGGCGCGCACACTCGAACGCTGGCGCTGGACCGGCGATGGCCCGGCCTTCCTGAAAATCGGTGGCCGTGTGGTCTACCGGCTCGAGGATGTGCTGGCCTACGAGCAGGCCCGCCAGCGGCGCAGCACCGCGGATCGGGGCGCGGCATGATGGCCCGTCATTCCATCCTCCGGGCCACGGGTGTTGTGTCGATCTTCGGCGCGGCCGGACCAGCGCTCGACGAGGTCGGGCTTTCGGCCTGGATCGCGCAGGCCGCGCCCGGCGAGACGCTGGTCTATCATCGTGGCTTTCTCGCGGTCGACGCGACCTCCGTCATCTCGAAGCTGCCCGCCGAACAGCAGCGCGCCCTTCGCCTGGTGGCCTCGGCCGCGCTGCGTGCCGCCGAGCAGGGGCTTGTCCACCTCGTGCAGGCCCGGATCGGCCCCGACCAGTTCGCCTACATCGCCATCGCCCGGGCCAGACCCCGCCAGGCCGGTCCCGCTCTTTCCATGCGCCTCCTCGAGGCCGCCTGACCCTAACCCCCATCACGGAGCCCCCCCCATGACGTTCCCGCAGAACACCCCCAGCATCGATCAGCTGATCAACCTGCCCGCAGGTGAAATCGCCCAGCTTCCCGTCGAGCTTCTGGCCGCCCTGCAGCGCGAGATCGACGCCGCGGCCAAACAGATGAAGGCTGTCACCGCGCGCTTTTCCACCGCGCTTGAGGTCCGCTATGCCGCCCGCGCCGCCGAGGCCCGCCGCGCCTGTGGCAAGGACACTGGTACAGTCCGCATTGTCGATGGCGATTTCACAGTGGTCGCCGACCTGCCGAAGCGTGTCGAATGGGACCAGACCAAGCTCGCGTCGATGGTCGAGCGCATCCGCGCTGCGGGTGAAGATCCGGCCGAATATGTCGAAATCAGCTTCAAGGTGCCCGAACGTGCTTATGTCGCCTGGCCCGAGGCGATCCGCCAGGGCTTCGAGCCCGCGCGCACCGTCAAGACTGGCACGCTGAAGATCGACCTGCTGCCGCAGGAGGATCGCGCGTGAGCCTGCCGATCATCACCGCCGACCAGCGGCTGGCCGAACCGCGCGGCATCAAGGGTTGCATCTTCGGCAAGTCCGGCATCGGCAAGACCAGCCTTCTCTGGACGCTCGACCCCGCCCGCACGCTGTTCATCGACCTCGAGGCAGGCGATCTGGCCATCGAGGGCTGGCCGGGCGACAGCATCCGGCCGCGCACATGGGCGGAGTGTCGGGATTTCGCGGTGTTCATCGGCGGGCCCAATCCGGCGCTGCGTGACGAACAGCCCTACAGCCCCGCGCATCATGCTGCCGTCTGCCAGAAGTTCGGCGATCCGGCCGCGCTCGACCGCTACGACACCATCTTCGTCGACTCGATCACCGTGGCGGGGCGGCTCTGCTTCCAATGGTGCAAGGGCCAGCCCGAGGCGGTGTCCGAGAAGACCGGCAAGCCTGACGTCCGCGGCGCCTACGGTTTGCACGGGCGCGAGATGATCGCCTGGCTGACCCACCTCCAGCACACCCGGGGCCGCAACGTCTGGTTCGTGGGGATCCTCGACGAGAAGTTCGACGACTTCAACCGGCGCGTCTTCCAGCCGCAGATCGACGGATCGAAGACCGGGCTCGAGCTGCCGGGGATCGTCGACGAGGTGATCACCATGGCCGAGCTGAAGGCCGATAGCGGCGATCCCTACCGCGCCTTCGTCTGCCACACCATCAACCCCTGGGGCTTTCCGGCCAAGGATCGTTCCGGTCGCCTTGGCCCGGTGGAAGAGCCGCATCTCGGCCGCCTGATGGACAAGATCCGCGCCCCCGGCACGCCCGCGTCCCGCCGCCTGACCTTCACGCCACCCGCTGATGGCGCGGCCGATCACCCCCATCCGCAATCCTGATCCGCAGAGGAGACACCCCATGGGTTCCTGGAACGACTTCAACGACGCCCAGTCCAACACCAACCTCATCCCCAAGGGCACGCTGGCCAAGGTCCGCCTGACGATCCGTCCGGGCGGTTACGACGATCCCTCGCAGGGCTGGACCGGGGGCTATGCCACCCGCGGCTCGACTGGCGCCGTGTACCTGAACGGCGAGTTCACCGTGACCGAGGGGCAGTATGCCCGGCGCAAGATCTTCACGCTGATCGGGCTCTACAGCCCGAAGGGGCCGGATTGGGCAAACATGGGCCGCAGCATGATCCGCGGCATGCTGAACTCGGCGCGCGGGATTTCCGACAAGGACCAGTCCCCGCAAGCGCAGGCGGCGCGGCGGATCAACGGGCTCGGGGATTTGGACGGGATCGAGTTCCTTGCCCGGATCGATGTCGGCACCGATGCCAGCGGCGATGACAAGAACGAAATCCGCAGCGCGGTGACGCCGGACCATCGGGATTACGCCCAGCACATGGGGCTGGCGGCGCAACCGGGCTATCACCCGCCCGCGCAACCCGCGCCGCAGCAGCCGGTTCAGGCGCAACCTGCGTCGACGGTGCCCGGTCGTCCCTCCTGGGCGCAGTGAGGGCCCGATCCATGCGCCTTCGCCCCCGACAGAGCCTCTTCGTGGAGCGCAGCCTCGCTGCGCTCTGCGATCACGGCAACACCCTCAGCATCGCCTCGACGGGCTTCGGCAAGACCATCGCCCTGTCGGCGGTTGTCGCCAAATCCCTCGAGGGCAGTGATGCCAAGGCTTGCATCCTCGCGCATCGCGACGAACTGACCGCACAGAACCGGGCGAAGTTCAGCCGGATCGCGCCTGACATCACCACCTCCGTCGTCGATGCCGAGGCCAAGAGCTGGGCCGGGCGGGCGACCTTCGCCATGGTGCCGACCCTCTCGCGGCCGGCCAATCTGGCGGCGATGCCCGCGCTCGACCTTCTGGTTATTGACGAGGCACATCACGCGGTGGCCGACAGCTATCGCCGGATCATCGACCATGTCGTGGGCGCCAATCCTGCCTGCCGGATCTTCGGCGTCACCGCCACGCCGAACCGGGGCGACCGCAAGGGCCTGCGCGAGATCTTCGACAATGTGGGCGACCAGGTGCGGCTGAGTGAACTGATCGCTTCCGGTCACCTTGTCCCACCCCGCACCTACGTCATCGACGTGGGCGTGCAGGACCAGCTGCGCGCCGTGCGCAAGAGCGCTGCCGATTACGACATGACCGAGGTCGCGCAGATCATGAACCGCGCGCCCGTGACGGACGAGGTGGTCCGGCACTGGCAGGAAAAGGCGAGCGAGCGGCCGACCGTGGTCTTCTGTTCCACCGTCGCCCATGCCGAAAACGTCGCCGCCGCCTTCAACGGCGCAGGCGTTTCGGCCGCCGTCATCCATGGCGATCTCGATGTCGGCACGCGTCGCCGGATCCTCGCCGCCTATGCCTCGGGCGAAATCCACGTCATCGTCAACGTGGCGGTGCTGACCGAGGGCTGGGACCATCCGCCCACCTCCTGCGTCGTGCTGCTGCGGCCGAGCTCCTACAAATCGACCATGATCCAGATGGTCGGGCGGGGCTTGCGCACGGTCGACCCCGAGGAACACCCCGGTGTCGTGAAGACCGACTGCATCGTGCTGGATTTCGGGATCTCGACCCTGACCCACGGGACGCTGGAGCAGGACGTCGATCTTGATGGCCGTGACCCTACACCCTCCGCGGCCCCTTCGAAAACCTGCCCGGAATGCGAGGCGTTGGTTCCGCTCGCGTCGCGGGAATGCCCGTTCTGTGGTTACGAGTTCACGCGTGACGGTGCGGAGCCGCTCGACACCATTGTGATGACTGAACTCGACCTCCTGAAGCGGTCAAGTTTCGCATGGGTCGATCTGTTTGGCGATGACGCCGCGCTGATGGCCAACGGCTTCAATGCCTGGGGCGGGATCTTCTTTCTCGACGGTCGCTGGCACGCGGTGGGCGGCGCGAAGGGGCGTGCGCCCCGGCTCTTGGGCGTGGGCGAGCGTACGGTCTGCCTCGCTCAGGCCGATGACTGGCTGAACGAATACGAGACCGACGAGAGTGCCTTCAAATCGAAGGGCTGGCTGAAGCAGGCGGCCACCGAGAAGCAGCTGCAATATCTGCCGCCCGAGTTCCGGCAGGACTATGGCCTGACCCGCTATCGCGCCTCGGCGCTGATGACCTTCGGTTTCAACAAGCGCGAAATCCGCCAGCTCGTCGGCCGCGCCAGCCCGGACATCGGGAGGGCGGCGTGAGCCATGTTGCGCAAATTACACCCCCGCCTGAACCAGCGCGCCACTGGCATCCGCGCCTTCAACCCTGCGCTGTTTGCCTGCGCCCCGCCCAAGGCTTCGGCTTCTTCAACCCCGCCAAACCACGCCCCCGCAACCATCGCTGGTTCTGTTCGATGCCCTGCCAGGCATGGTTCGCGGCCCGTCATCGCAAAGGACTGACCATGCAGGGAACCACTGAGGAAGAACGTCTCGCCATCGCGCTGGTGATGAAGCGTCTGGGCCAGACCATGGATGCGATCGGTTGGCAGAAACGCCTCTGCGACCTGTCCGAGACCGACGTGACCGCGCTGATCGAGGAGGTGCTGGAAGGTTACGGCGCCGAGATGTCGCGCATCGCCGCCACTTCGGAGGTGCCGTTCTGATGCTGGACTACAACCATCGCCCCGGCATTGCCGAACGCGTCAACGCCGCCATCGATGCCGCGCTGATCGCTGAGCGCGAGGCCACGCCGCCCCGCACCTATCTTGGCGCATCCCGGCTGGGCCATGCCTGCGAGCGTGCCTTGCAGTTCGAATTCGCGGGCGCGCCCAAGGATGAGGGCGCGGATTTCGGCGGCCAGACGCTGCGGATCTTCGAGATCGGCCACCAGCTCGAGGATCTGGCCATCC